CTCAGGTTGCAGTCCTTAATAGTTTGTTTAAGGATCGGCGTCCAGTTGAGGATGTAGGAGGAACGTTCGGTTCAGCATGAGCAGAGTTACTTACAAATCGAGAATATCGGCTCCCCAAAAACGAACGTTTAGGGGTGTCTGAAGAACTCTTTTTAAAGTACTCTGTGGGACAACCTATGGGTGCATTGTCCTCTTGAGCTATGCTTAATTTAACTCACCATATGATCCTTCAGATGATAAATTATTATTTATATCGTCAGGTAAAATGGTATGTTAATTATGAGGTATTAGGTGATGATATTGTTATATTTAACAAGCAAGTGGCAGACCTTTACTTAGATGTAATGGAAAATCACTTGGGAGTTCAATGTAACAAGTCAAAATCCTTGCTTGCACCTGACCGTCCGGTAGTTGAATTTGCCAAGAGAGTGTCTATTGGGGCGTTTGAGGTGTCAGCTTTTAGTTGGCGCCAATTTCGCTCCTTAGACTCTTTAATGGGACGTGCAGCTATCGCGGTGGATCTATTAACCCGTAAGATTCAGGATCATCCGATGAGAGCTTTAAAGGCTCTAACCGGACGTTCTTGATCTAACGTCGATTCCTATCTCTATACTTTACTTAATTTTTGTTCAGTAATAGTTATGAGAAAAGGTATGAATCTAGAAGTTCTTTGTGATTATTTAATTGATCTCAAGAATCCTTTTAGATTTATCGGCGGAAGGATAATAGGAAACCTGAAACCAGGTCCACTGGAGGATGTAATTTTAAGATTTGTTAAGGGTTTACCTATACAAGTACCTAAGATTAGTTCAAAAGTGGATTGGTATTCAAGGCTTTTTGAGGCTTTCTCACGAGGGTATCTAACTGATCGTATTGTCGAGCTCGTTTACGAGATGACGCAACGATCATGGCTCAACGATAATATCGTTGCTACTTGTAATTGTTTCGATCCGCCTGCTCCTATAGAATTAGTTGAACAACTTTTCTATTGGGGGCATCATCGGGTCGTAACAAGACCAGGTAGGTTCGAGCACTTACCAATTAGTGAGCTTCTTGTAATGTATGATGAATGAACTCAGTTGAAGAGGGATTTTCAGTTCTGAAAATTCCGGGTTGACCGGAAGAATCGTCTTGATAACCCTCTGAAATTGCTTGAATTCCTCGAAAAAGCAAAGAAGTATGGTGTGATTTCTGTTGAAATCAAGAGATAATCATCTTTATGATTCACCAGAGTAGGTACAGGCAGTAGTAAAGTAGGTCGAAGGGTTAGCGGATATATAGTAGTGCTGAGCTGCGCGTACTCATTGAGTGCGTATCCGAGACTCCTCCTATTTTATTAGAGGGATATGTTAGTTTATTCAGGTAGCCCTAGGGCGATCCCTGGATAATTCTATCTAGTCTCTCGGTCCGGATATAGCCG